TGTCGCAGTACCAGTGATTAATATGGTATCCCTTTGCTTTGATTCTATCCCATAGATTATCGAGCGTAAGCTTCGAAGAAACGATCTCATCAAACAAGTAAACACAGTCAGTCCTCCTGTCGTACTGGAAAAACAAACACGCCATAGGATGGTTCCATCCCCAGTCTATCGATATTATAGTCTCTAACCTTGGATCGTAGTTGTATCCACGGATCACATTGGCTTCGTCGAAGTCATCATAGACTAACGCCCCCCCGGTTACGTTCCAATCTAGGGAGAACATCTGCCTGTAGGTCTTAGGATCTAACGTTTCCTTAAGCTCCTCGAGTTCAGCTTTAGGAAAATAAGGATTATCCGCCGTAGACCACTCGAATACCTCAGTGCTAGGTGATGGTTTCTCTTTGAAGTGCTTATATGCCCAGTGCTGCTTAGGGTTCGAATATTGGACTCCCAATGAACCAGTACACCAAATATATCCACTAGAGTCTGAAACACGCGCTTTCGCTTCAAGGAATAAAGCCTCAGACGTCTGAAAGACCTCGTCGATCCACACCCAGTTAGCTTTAATACCCTCAATTCGTTTAGGCTTATCCGCACTAATGCCATAAACAATCGAACCGTTATGCCAGCGAAATTCTTTAAATGTCTGATGGTATTCGTATTCAAACGGCTTTGCATATATCTGAAACTTAGCAAGTGATAACCTCCTCAACATGTCATCAGTAGGAGCAATGATAACTCCCAAGTATGGATCTTTACTTTCTGGATTCTTTCCTATCTGTAGCTCTGTGAACCTAATAGCCTCGATTGCACCTGCTTCAGTTTTGCCTCCGCGCTTACCGGCGAATGCTCCACGAACTCTTGATGTGCTCTTGTGAAAGGCTTGCTGCTTATCAAAAGCATTGTAGATCATTTTGTTTTTTCTAAAACATAGATGGCTCTAGCTTCCACCATCTGGCAAATGAATCTTCCAATCTCAGGCGCTCCACACTTAAGATTCCTCTTGTGAGCTAAGTATTTAAACTCATGCACTCTGCCTTGCATCTTATCTATGAAGTCTTCAAAGCTGTTGTTTAGAACTATGGCCTTGAATGCTGGATAATCTTTGAATGCTTTATCCAAGTATTCAGTTGCTATCTGCTTTATCTGGTACCGTTCCATTGTTGCCGCCTAGATTAATTACAAGTTTAGAATCTTCTTTAGTAACAACTACTGGCTGCTCATCTTTCCAACCGAATCTGCATTTCATTGTGAATATTGCTGTGGCAGCATTGTATCTGTCAACCTCACCCATAGCACCTGCTCTAATGAGTTTTTCCCACCAAAACTGAGACTCTAACGCACCGTGGTTTTTAGCGTAGGAAAAATCTGGGTGGACTCTGACCCATTCGTATAGCGTATCTCGACAGCATTTTGCGATAGCACCGAACGATTCGAAGCTATAGCCTTGAGCCATGTGCTCTAATAACATTTCTGGGTATTCTTCTTTGTATAGTGTAGGTCGGCCAAGTTTAGCCATATCAACTCACTCCTTCGAGTTTTGTTTGTGTAGCCTTCGCTACTTTATCACCGTAAGCGTTCCATTCCTATGCGGCTTGTCATTCAATGGTAGCATCTCTATCATCTCGATGCAATCTAATCGGATATAGGCTGCATGTCTGTTTGGTTTTTCAAACTCTACAATAACCCAGTCGATATCCCAGTGCTTAGTGACTTGAATAACTGTGCAGCAAAGCGGTGCTTCGTCGAAGGTAACATGTAGCTTTGCTCTAATGTAAGGTTCCATCTTCCATCATCGCTATTTCGATTTGTTGTTCTACTTTCTGTGCCCACTGCATGAACGCTATCACGCTGATTTTAAATTGATCTTTGCCGTTTTTACCTTCGTCGTAAAGCCGTAACGCTATTGCCCGTATCTGTTCCCACTCGTCTGGGTGAAGACTAGAAATAGAAATCGTCGCTTGAGAGAGATCCATACTTGAACACCTCTGATTTTCGGCAGTTGTAGCACAGTCTAATGCAACGGTTTGTAGTCTCAAACGCCTCATTACAATCGCTTCCTAAACAACGCCTATAGAACTTTTTTTTCTCTTTAGGCTTTTCCAGTTCCATCTGTTTTTGAAGTTCATCCTCGAACTTACCCATACAAATAGTTTGCCTTATAATTCCTTATGCTACAATTTTAATATTGGATAAGCACGACATAGTGGTTGACCTTAAACGAGTTGCCTCTGAGATCGGTCAAGCACCAACACGAGCGCAGTACGAGGAGCTAGGTAAGTTTACTCGCCACCAAGTAGAGCGTGCATTCGGTCTTTGGGGTGAAGCGATCAAGGCTGTGTTCGGCGGCAAAGACAACTTAGCTAAAGCAAGAAAATTTAAGTATAAAGAATCTAAACTTGAGAACTGGACGATACACGAACTAGATCTCGAACGCATTTTCAAAGACGCCGGTAATCCAGAGACAATAAAACTAATCGCCCAGCCGGACACACATGCAGCACATGTTGATGAGAGAGCGTTTGCATGTTTCTTGTCTTTCTTAGAATATTACAAACCAAACGTTCTTGTTAACTTAGGAGACTTTGTTGACGGTGAAGGAATCACCCACTGGCCAGCTAACGACTTTAAACCTAAACGTCTAATGCCAGAGATTGGTAAGGCTCGTGAGCTTCTTTCAGCAATACAAGCCCACACTCCACATACTTCGACAAGGATATTTCTAAATGGTAATCACGAAGACTGGTTACGCCAGGCGCTTGTTGCGAAGTTACCTGAACTGTACGACGGCATTGAAGAGTACGGCCTTCTCCCAACAGTTGAAGGGCTTCTGGACTTAGCTGGATTTGGATATGAGTCTGTTCCATTAAATCATTTCCTTAAAGTTGGTAAGGCGTATTTCACCCATGGTCTTTACACAGGATCTTCTCACGCAAAGAAACACTTAGATGCAATAAAGCGTAATGTGTACTATGGACACTTGCACGATACTCAAAGCTACAACACTGTCTCAATAGACGGTCCTTTGGAAGCAGCTTCTTTAGGGTGTCTATGTACTCTTGATGCTGCTTTTCTAAAAGGCAGACCAAACAACTGGGTGCACGCTTTCGGCGTGTTTGAGTTTTTTCCTGACGGCTCATACACGTTCTTATGCCCCAAAATTATCAATGGGCAAATGTCTTTTAACGGTAAAGTGTTTAAGGGCTAATCCTCACACCCAACACACTGACTGCATGAATCTTCCCTAGTCAGCCTCTCACCGCAGAACTCGCACCTCGCTGGCACCCAGTCGTAGACGTATTCTTCGCGCTCCATAGGTATATTTTCCCATGGATAATGCCCGAGTGAATGCCTTGAGTCACTGAAGTATGCGTCAAGTCTCTGCAAGGACTTGAGGTTATTTTTTCTTAGGCTGTGTTTTCTTTGATTCGTATGCTTTAGTTAGCTCTGTTATAACCTGGTCTAAGCACCATTGCTGCCAACTCATTTCAATATCTATAAGTCGGCGTTTCATTTCTTTGTATGTCTCAACATCTAGCTTGAATTGAACGTTAACCTTATCTGCCATATAAGCCTCCTATTACAGCTTTATAACGTTGTTTATGATCGCTTGTATCTTCGCCTCAGCATCGGCGTTGCCATTGACTATAGCCTCAGCAAGCATCTTATAAAGGGCATCTAGTACTGCGTCTTTCATATCTTCCATACTACCTCCCAATCATGAATACATTGTCTCATGATTTGGTAGGAATATCAAGAGAATAATAACGCAGTGCTTTCGGCTATTTATCTTTTACTAGCTTAGTTAGACATTCTTCAATTCCAACAAGAGCACTTGCAGCATCATAGGCGGCTCCAAAGCTTACTATACCAAGCTCTGTAGATGTTTGAATCCCGTTCTTTTCTATTTTTTGTAACGACTCGCTTATTTGAGTTAAGCAAGAATTAATGCTTTCTAATGTTTCTAAAAAATCCTCTATTTGTTTTTCATTCATATTAGTTTTCCTTTATTGCGCACCATATAACACATAGGTATTAAGTCAACAATAGATTTGGTGAATTGTCATAACTGTCATACTGTCATAAGGAGAAAGAGAGTAATTATTATTATTATTATTATTATTATTATTATGACATTATGACAAATGGCTATTTCCTCAATCTTCTAATGGAGTTAACGTGTCGTTCCATCTGTCATGTGTCATATTATGACAGATTTTACCAAACGCTATCAGATTGTCGCGGTATGTCTCATATTCTCTTTTGCCGATATTCATAGATCTATAAACATCTCTTGGGTTAACTGGTTGTTTTGTTTTATGAAATATCTCTTTTATTTTTTCTAGCATTTTATATGTCTTCTTAACATCGTTAGTCATGGGGGCTATATTTTTTAGTTTTTCTGTCATATTGTACTGAAGAGCTTCCACTAGATTTTTGGCCCAATCTAGGTCCCCTTGGTTAAGACAGATGTTTTCTGTGTCTCTTGCGTCTGAAATTGCATGGACCAGTGACACACGTTTGACTAACTCATTCACTCTGGTATGAAACGGTGCAAGCATAGGGTTATTTTCATTGATGGCTTTCTTCGCGTATTCTTCACCAAGCACCTTAATCCCTTCCTTGAACTCATTAGAAGCCATTACAGCCATTGGCTTTGGCTTTAGGTTCCTTAATGCGTCCTTATCCATGCCAGCCAATTCAGCGTTTGAGATGCCAAATATGTTCTCCTGGTGGAACTTGGCAGTGAGCATGCCTACTATGTGATCTACATTAAGCACATAGTCATTCGCCTCTCTGTTATAGTTAGAATGCTTCTCTGTGTTAAAAATTAGAAACCTAGGAAGGAAGCCTTGGCTGACTGATATTTGCCCAACGCTTTCTTCGAAAAGCTCTGGCTGGATAAACCCCATAAGATTAACAAACGGGCTAAAGCAATCTCCAGTCTCTTGGCGTTTCATAGAAACTTTACCGTAGTAGAAAGATCCCTGATTGGAGAATAACTTTAAAAGCTCGTCCGTTATCTCTCTATGGTATTGGTCTTTGGATTGTCCTTGTCCTCTGAAAAACGTTCCCATCTCGTCAAAAATATCTAGGACAGATCTTTGCTTAGGAAGTCTTATAGCTATGGTTTGTGAGCTTGTATAAGACCCATAACCCATGAGCTTATAGTTCCGCATCCTCTCATGAGTAAGGATTCTTTTTAGTACCTTAACTGGTGCTTCCTTACCCCATCCAGTGCCAGCAATGATCATAGAGTAAAGCACTGGATGATTGCCCATATAATGAAATCTCCCACAAGCTAATGTCGCAACAAGCATCAGTGATCCACACAGCGCGTAGTTCTCGTGTGGTATGTAAGCTGATCTTAGAATCTCATCATAGACATACTTCATAACACCGCTTGGCTCTGGTAATTTTCTTGGCTCAAACAGCGGTTTGCTTGTGTCTAGGATTTTTAAGTCTTCAGACTGTACTCTGAATTTGAATGTTTTTTTTCTTGGATTAGCCAGTGATCTTGTTACGTTTAGTTGAAATAAAAAAGCATTGTGAAAAGCGTCAGCCTCGGTTGGTGCTTTGTAGCCCTCTTCCTCATCTGTGAACAATCTAGGCTTGTGGTTGTTTTTATCATAGTTGTAGATCTCTTCTGTTATCTTTGCTTCACTTTCTCCGCGAAACCTCATGGCTGAAACGATCTGTACTAAGTTGTCGTTACGACCACCCGACATACTTCCTTGTTTTTTATTTGAGAATCTAGCTTCAATGGCGTCTAGCGTTTCGTAAATCCATGGGCCAATTTCTGGAAGCTCAGATGGCGGAATGTTCTCTGGGTTGTCTTGGCCAGTTGGGAATCTGTATCTTTCTTTGGTGTCTGGATGAACTGATGGGTACACCATTATGTAGCTGCCATTAGCCAAGAAATCTACGCCGTTTTTTTTACCCCACTTATTGAATGTCCATAGCTTTAGGTTGCGCTTAGTCGCTCCTTTGAAGCTTCTGAAAAACCCTGCCAATCCCTTTTGTCCGCTTGAGCACACTGGTGATCTTGGAAGCATCTTTGATACCTCTGGGATGTCCGTATCATCATCAACAACGCAGGTGTCGGTCGCATCACCAAGCACGATAGCTATGTTGAATCCTTTTTCTAGCGGGTAGTCTTTTTCAAACTCGTCAATTTCTTTTTCTGTTTGTCTGTATTCTGACCACTTTGACCAATCTTCATAGATGGCCCTCTTCGACATTGGCCTGATCGGCATTACATTATACCCACGCTCCCAATACTTGCGATACATAGTGTGCTCCTCCGTTGTTGTTGTTCGTATTAGCTAGACGTAACTTAGAGAGTTAATCAAGGTAGCTTGAAAATATTTTTAAGAACGCATCACGTCTTGTGGTGTTTTTCTCTTGGCACCACAATAGGTTGTGGTAACTTGAGGGCGCATATCATCCTCCATGTTGATTGCAACTTCTGCCAGGCGTAAAGGCTCCTTGACTTTATTGCCTGGCTTTTTTATATGCTGGTTATGGAGGATCGAAAATGCTTATCAGCAACACAAAGACTATCAATCAATCAGGACTTAAGTTCCTTATATATGGTGAACCAGGCGTTGGAAAAACTTCTTTAGCAAAAACCGTTTCTGAAAAAACCCTTATAGTTTCCGCAGAATCAGGGCTTCTTTCATTATCTGGATCGGACATTGATGTGATTGACATCAGTACCGATGACAATGGAAAGGTTGTACCAAAAGAAAAGCGCCTTCAAAGACTCGCTGAGGTTTACAAGTTCTTGAATGAAGTGGAGACGCAGAAGAAGTATTCTTGGATCTTCTTGGATTCAATGACGGAGATTTTTCAGAACCTAGTTGAGCAACTTCAAACTGAGTTCCCAGATTCTAAAGACACGATCAAAATGTGGGGTGAGTACAGTAAGCGCGCGCGTGGACTTGTTAAGTCGTTTCGCGATTTGCCCCATTATAATGTTGTTTTCACCGCTCTATCTAAAGAAGACAAAGACGAGAACGGCAAGAGATTCCTAAGGGTAGATGTTAACGGAAGTATCGCTCATCAAATGCCCGCCTTTTTCGATGAGGTCTTCTATTATTTCGTCAGTCCTTCGGATGGTAGTCGAAAGCTAATGACATCTAAGCAAGACAACTTAGTCAGTAAGGACAGATCTGGGAAGCTAGAAAAAATCGAAGAGCCAAACCTAGATGCTATTGCCAAAAAGATCCGAGGCAAGTAATGCAAGAAGCACTTAGTTTAGACATTAAGCAAACAAGCGCGTGGTGTTTGATCGATGAAGACAAGGAGCGCTTAGTTTACACATACGGGTTTATTGTACCAGATGGTGCACTCATTAGAGTGGACTGCGTTGGATACCATAAAACAAGCACATCACTTGCCCATATAAGTGGGGAAGAGGTTAAGGCTTGGATACTAAACAACACTAAACGATAAGAAACGAAAGGAACGATATGTCATTTTTAGACTTAACAAACGTAGATACAGGAAGAAAAACATTTGAGCCACTACCAGCAGGGCAATATCTTTGCACTGGAGTTGATGCAGAAGTTAAAGACACTAAGGCTGGAACTGGTAAGTACATCAGCTTGCAAATGAAAGTTATGCAAGGCGAGCACGAAGGTCGTGTTTTGTTTGCAACATTTAATATCCACTCTCAATCAGAGAAGGCTCAGCAAATTGGCCGAGAGCAGCTTAAAGGTTTTATGCAAGCTGCTGGATTCACTGATTTCAACCTTCAGTCAGTTAAGGATCTATGCGGTAAGCCAGTTGTTGCTGTAGTTAAAATCGAAGAGAATCCTGATTTCGGCGCTCAGAACCGAGTCAGCTATTTTAAAGATGCACCCAAAAACGCTGTAGCACCATTTTAGTTTTGGATTGGTGAGATAGTGTTTGGTACACTGGTGGCGTGTTGGAATCACAACTACAATACGCCATCATGTGTTACCTTGAGAAGTTGCCTAACTCCATGTTCTGGAGAAATAACACAGTAGGTGTATATGACCCAAAGACCAAGAGATACAGAAGGCCTGGACGATTTGCTCTTAGAGGAGTGCCTGACATACTTGGAATCTATCGTGGTGTTGCTACCGCGTTTGAAATCAAGACTCCAAAAAGGCGGAATTCAAAGGACGAATCCTCAGAGGCTCAGCGAGAATTTCTACGCAGGTTTAACTCCCTTGGAGGATTTGGAAGAGTCCTATGCTCTGTTGATGAAGCTATACAGGCGATTGGAGAACTAAATGAGCGATTTAGAGTGGATGCAAACCAAGGAATCGAATGGGCTACCGGAACAGCGCTCACAAGCTTGGCATGCTTGGAGAATGAAAAAACTGGGAGCCTCAGATGTCCCAGTTGTCATGGGGTGTTCGGAGTTCAAAACAAGGATTGAGCTTTGGGAAGAAAAGACCGGACAAAAAGAACCATTCAAAGGTAATTGGGCAACAGAACGCGGAACCAAAGCAGAGCCAGAAATCCGCAAGATGTACGAGTTACAGACTGGTCATATACTAACCGCACCAGTTGTTGAGTATGCTCCGTGGCCTGTTCTTATGGCTAGTTTAGATGGACTGACTGACTGTGGTACTAAGGTTGTAGAGTTTAAATATCCAAGCAAAGTTAAACACGAGTTAGCTAAGCAGGGCATGATCCCCGAGATGTACAAGATACAGATGCAGGTTCAGATGATGTGCGCAGATGTCAAGCTAGCTGATTACGTGAGCTATGATGGAGCCGAAATCGTAATCATACCATACGAACGAGATGACAGACTGTGTGAAGAGATACTGGTAGAGTGTAAGAAGTTCTGGGAGTGTGTTGCTGGTTCGGTTGAGCCTAGTGAATATATTGTTAAAGACGATGTTGAAGATTTAAAAACATTACTAGATGAATATAACGATCTAAAAGTCCAACTAGCTATGATTGAGGCTAAGGTGTCGGATGTTTACACCAAGATCAAATCAGCAATGCAGGACAAGACCGAAGAATACATTGGACCGTATTTACTTAAATGGTCAGAGCGTAAGGGACAAGTCGATTACAGCTCTATCCCAGCACTAAGTGGGATTGATCTTGAGCAGTACAGAAAAGCGTCTATAAAAGTGCTTAGCATAAAAGGCTCCGTAAACAATTAGGTTTGCGGCAAATACAAGGAGAACCACAATGAAAACAAACTCAAACAATCTATACAAGCAAATTGCTGACAGAGCATACCAGATGAGGACCCAAGGCAAAACATGGGCTGATATTACCGCAACACTTAATGTGGAAGATACAAAATGAAAATAAAACTAGAGTCAGTTAAAATTACTATTGGCAAGAAAGAACTAATTCTTACACCAGAAGACGCTAGGTCACTACATAACGAACTTAGTAATCTTTTTAACTGTAATCGTAATCACTACTATTGGCCTACATGGACGACAACAGGAACAAATATATCATTAACAACTTCTTCGGTTAACGATAACACAGGAACTATAACTTGTACTAATCCACTTCCTATTACTACCGTATTTAATGACCAGAATGTGGTAGATACAAATGACAACTGAAGAAGCTATAAACCAATTAATTAAACAGCTTGTTAATGACAGAGAATATTGGCTGTCTTGGAAGGCAACTATCGCTTTGTGTTTTAGCGATGAGTATTTACTAAGCTATAAGCGTAAAGGCGTTGATGAAATATCCGACACAGCTGCTGAAAATTTCTTAAAAATGCTTACTGAGCAATCAAACGATAACGCTAATGTGTCATATATAAATGATAACAATACTTAAATTCAGCTCAGAAAATGAAGACGACGTTTCTCAATTAACGCTTGTTTATAAAGCAGAGGCTATGTACTCTGTGCTGCACGACCTAGCTCAAGACCTTCGAATGAAAATAAAGCACGGTGATTACAAAGGCGGAGAACGCAAGATGCTTGAAGAGCTATACGGTAAGTTTTGGGACTTGTGCAGAGAAAACAACTATGATCCATTTGAGTAGTGCCAACACTCAAGCAATACCAAATGATGATAGTGTTCCACACTCTGCGCCAGTTGAATTGGAACAGGACCAAGACTGCTATAGAGCTAGATATATCTTTAAGAAGCGTTCGAGTTTATATTAACAAACTAAGGAAAAACGGTTACGAAGTACCCATAAGCAAGTATGGTAGAGACTACAATGAACCAAGACGAGAAGATAATTACAGTCCACATTCGGATCAGTCGGAATAACCCGATAGATCTTAAGCGCATATTCAATGAGATTATCCTTCAGGTGATACAGGAAGTTGTGATCTTATTCCCTGATAACATGGCTAAAGCAGCTAGACATCTTGGGTGGACTAGAACTAACTTAAACTATTGGATGGGTAAGCATGGACTTAGAAGGTGAGAAGATACCAGAAAACACTGAGCGTATCAGTGTTGCCATGTGTGGAAGCAGGCTGTGTGCTATTAAGACAGCTAAACCAGAAGACCGTGGTTATACTTGCGTAACTAAGACACGTATGACGGTTAAGCCTAAGGTGACTCGTAATACATTCTCATGTCCTGACTGTGACAATGCCTTGTTCTGGGAGACTTACAGGGTTAAAAAAGTGCGGGCGACTGGAGTCGAACCAGCGCTCTCTCAAGCTCTATAGGGCTAGAGTTGCTTTCGGCCACTAAGCTACGCCCGCCATTATATTATAGCTCACTCATCTTGACGTAGACTTCTTTATATTCTGGGACGTAGATCTCTGTAATAACAGCTAGTTCCTCGGACGCCCCAACACAGTCGAAGTGATCGAAGTACACACCGGATTGCTTAAGACGCTTAGCTGCTTCTGCTTCTGATACTGCGTACACTGTTGCATGTGAGCCACATGGCTTCTTGAATGTGAATTTAAACATAGACACCCAAATAGTACCGTGGTTAGATTCTGTCAATAAGGAGAATTTATGCCTCTGAAAAAAGGTTACTCTCAGAAGACGGTATCTAAAAACATCTCAACAGAAGTGAAGAGCGGCAAACCTCTTAAGCAAGCCGTAGCAATCGCAATGTCAGTAAAAAAAGAAGCTCTTAAGAAAAAGAAGAAATATTAATGGACGTACTCACAATAGTGATAATCGGATGTATCTTAGCTCTAACTGCTATTGGAGCGTTCTATTATGGTTACAGTAAATGTATCTATGATCATCTGCAGGGGTTCGGTGATGGTTACCGTAACCTTATCAGAGACAAGCATAGAGAAATAAAGGAGCAGCGTGATGCTATTCACCGAGCGCTACAATCCGTACATCGACAAATGGGGACTGGTACAACCGGAACCGAAGACGACAAGCGATAACGGCATTCGATTCTCTGTTGAATCTATCCTGGCAGCTCATGTCCAACATTCGCGTGGATATCCAGACAGTGCTGAACTATCATTCTTCATCAAGCAAAGAGTATTAGCTATTAAGTACTGCGAGAGCCGTGGGCTTTTGTATCGTTACCCTAACTGCCTAACCCAAGAAGGCTGGGATGACTACTATGCTGCCTCTTGCATGGGGTACTTCCACGACAAGCCGTTTGCACTGAAGCTCTACAAGACTGGCCTAGATAACTGCGGAGTGTTTAGGAATGATCCCAATGCTTCGATATTCGCCAAGCATAACAACCCACTCCTATGGCGAGGGGGGGCTTTGCGTCCTCACATGAAGCACTGTGCAGGGTTTCAGCTAAATATCTTTGACCAGCTTCAGATCTGCCTAGGGCTAAAGCTTTCTTCCATGTCTAAAGAACAAGACGCTAAGATGCTTATGTTCTTTGTCGTATCGGCTATTAAAGGCAAATACAGCCTCGTTGATAGCTCTATAGCCGAATGGTCTAAGAAGCTTAAAGAACACTTCCCTAGGGGCATAGGAAACGTTCTGGCGCAATATTTTCACCCTGAACATTGCAACCATCCTAACTCTGAATACTTAATGGACTTTTTCGGTTAATAACCTATCATAAACAGTAGGAGGGTCTAATGAGCGACGAGCTAAGAACCAACCTAATTGAGGTCATGAAGCAAGCCTGTTTGAAGCATACGGATACATCCCCATGCTACAATAGAGGGTTCTTCAAGGGCTATAAAGAGGGTTTTGAAAATGCTTTGCGCGCGATTAGATGCGAACTAGATTCCAACAGCCCAGACATTGAAGGGGCTATGAAATACTGGTTCGATCAATCCCAAAGCTTATAGCTTAGTGTTAGTGAAACTTCGTGTCCGAAGTAAGACTCTTGCAAAGAGTAATGCATTCTATACTCTGGCTTAATAGATACCTTAGATAAACTTAAAGAACTCCCAAGCTCAAGAGTAGGTTTAACATAATACCCAAGACCACTATTAGAGTAAGTATCAAGTCCAGCATAGATATTCCACGGTAGTAAAAATTTCTCATTCATCACAAAGCCCCCAGAGTAAGACACTCTTTGGCTCTGTAACTGCATCTTAGGTTCTAACTTAACAAAACCTTCAGCTAAACAATTAGTCCAGATTAGGAGCATTAGTACATACTTCATTTGCTTTTCTCCACAAGTCTATCAAGCTTACTCTCGATCTTGTCTAGCTTATTGTTGATCTCTTGTAACTGTAAATCATGAAACGTTGCCTTAAGCTGAGCTTGTTCTTTGTTCTCAAACTTACCGTCAGCGTAGGTGATTAAGCCAACAGTGCCAGTGATACCAGCCATGATGGTGGCTACAAGCCATGCGATCCACTGAGACAGACTGAAGGGGTTCCAGTCTTTCATTTTTTGCAGTCCTCTAGTTTCTTCTGCATTTCAACGTAGTCAGTAACTAGGCGTTCCCAGTCTTCTACGAACATCACCACGCATTTACCTTTTGAAACATCATCAGGCTGGCAGCGAGACAAAGACAGATCATCCTTTGGTTCTTTGCCAAGTAGAGTTCCTCTTAGTTCTTCTCCTGGAAGTGGCTCTATTCCGTAATACTTATACTTAAACCCAGCGCATGCTACAACTACAACGCAAAGAAGGAAGACCCAAAGATACTTCATTTGGGCCTTCCAGTCTTTTTAAACTCATCTATCTCTTCTCTTGATTTATCTTTGGCGTCAGCAACCTTCTCTGCTGGAGATTTACTGAACCATTTATCAAAATATGGAATAGCTTTAAGAAGCGCTAAGATCGCTTCTAGTATCGCAGCCATTACTCACCGATTTGAATGTTGGACTTAAACATGCGAAGGATCATGTTCACAAGTGTGAACGCCATCGCTACTTCAGCAGGATGTGCAGCAATGTAGGCAGGAACGAATGCAAGGCTTGGAACAAACATGGACAAGAATGCCACAAGGCCAGTTACTGCGTTCAATATCATCACTTTAGATTCCCAAGGTTTTTTTGCTTCCATTTTATTCTCCTTAAAATTAGCGGGAACGTATCCTTGTTCCCTTATTTCACAGCCTTCCGTGGCGTTAACTCTATTCTAACAGATAATCTCTTAAAGCCTTGTAATCTTTCGTGGTGTACCAATACATGAGCACTGCGCTTCGCATTATTGGGCATGTCTTTCCTTGTCTGATAGCTGTATCAAACTCGTTATGCGTATATATATTCCATGGCTTAATAAGCTCATAAGTCTGCATAAGCCCGTGAATATAGTAATCTAGGCTCTGAAACTGCGCCTTGGTATACTTACCTCTGCCAATTAGGCATATCCCAATATTGCCAGTATTGTGGCCTTCTACATGCGCCCCAACCTCGTTAAGCCCTCTTCCGTGCTGAACCTCACCGTCAGTTTGAATCACGATATGGTACCCCACACCTTTCCAGCCCCTAGCTTTATGCATCTGATCGATTACAGATATATCAAACCGCTTACCATTAGGAGTATCTGAGCAGTGAATGGTTATCTTGTCAGGGATATGTGTTGGCATTAGTTGATTTTGATGAACCAGTTAATAACCACAGATCTTGGCCTAGAATCATTACCGCCGTCTGATGTTGTTAATCCAATGTTTGCGGTATTGGTTTGCCCACCTAAGTTGTAATTCGCATCTGCGGTACTTCCGGTTCTCTGTTTTGCTATTGGAGTTCCAGTACCAAACGATGTGTTTTCTATTCCGTCGTACACAGTAAAGTGAGTGTGTGCTTTGTTTTGATCTGACTCGTATGTACCAAGAGTCTGCTCACCAGCTGGATCTTGGTTTCCATCACTTCGGGAATTGTTCTTACCACGCAAAAAAACTCCGCGTAGATCCGGGATGGTGGAACTTCCTGTTATCGAATTGTATCGTGTCCCAGTTGCTGATCTGCCATCGGCCAGCACCCACTCTGGTCCGCACTGTTGCTGAAACTGTGTTTCAGTTAGCATTGCTGCTATCACTGCGCCTACTGGAGATTCTTTATTTCCAAAAAACATATATCACCTACGCCTTCTCGTATTCAAAAACAACTTGATACCCCAAGCATCCAGTCATAACAGAGTCTTGGTTAAGCCTGATTAAATCACCAGCCACAGCACTTGTCACAGATAATGTGCCACTGTTTACGGTGTATAGTGTCCCGCTAGATGTAGAGATTGTTGAACTCAGAATCGTCGACCATGTAGAGCTATGGTACTTCTCAACATCAACGGTGAGTGTACCGCTTACGGTTCCTTCTTTTTCGAATATAAACATTCTAACACCTAGGATAGCGATATCGAAAGGAACTCTAAACAACGCCAATCCATCTTTCACCTGTCCATTACCGACAACAGTGAAGTAAAGTGGCGGATAAACGTTTGACGTTCCCTCAACCGTAGATAGTCTTGAGTTTAGATCGTCTTCGTTGTCCTTGATCTGTGTTAGAATCTCGCTCTTAACTGGCTCTCCAGTCTGTAGATTCGCAGAAGTTAGTGATACGAAAGCCATAGTCCCCCCCTACCAAATAAGGTTAATCCCATATGTATCAGGATCATTGCTCTGCATTCCATATGAGTCTGTGAAAAATCCATTATACGCAAGCTCATCATCTGTTGCGTTAGTAAAATTAGATGCCGCATTTCCCATCACCACAGCCACACGACCAAACGCGTTAGCCATATCTACAATATCAACAGTAGTCCCGCGCTCGTCTTGTGAGATGTTTTCAACAAGAGATATCTTCCTGTTTAACGTTGAACCTACGCGCTCATAAAGCCTTGGGTGATCCACGTCCACAATATCGTTAATCTGAAGCCTACTTAACTGAAGCTTACTCTGTACACTCAAGGTAGTTACAGCCGTATCAAAAAAGAATGCCCACCTTTTCGCCATAATCGCAGCATCTGATGATGAGAAAAGCAACGTCTCTGTCTCGTATGTTTTAGTTATCTTCGAAAGATACTGCCCGTTGTTTGTTGTTGCTGTTGCGATATTGAAAAACGACTCTCCTGTAATAGGATCTGCTTCGTTTTTCTGATACCTAACAATGACATCACTCACAATACGGTCACACGCTGACTTGATAGACCACTTTAAAATATCTGTCTCATCAATGCGAGTAGTTGTATCTTGTGTTCTTCGTGGGCGTAATATTGCGTATTCTAATTCGAAGTCTTCATTCTGAATAAGACTCGCAAATACACTGCGATTCACCTTGCTGATATATTCCTTATAGCTAAGTGTTTTTGTATCGCTGAATTGCTCAGGGATAACTAAGCCAATCTTCTGAGGAGCAAGATCTATTGCGTTAGTGAAGCTTGTCGTGTTGATAACATCAGTTAATCCAGCATCAATGCATAGGTCTTTTACAATCTGTGGAGCTGTCTTTAAGAACGTACCAGAAGTTGTGCCGTCTTCTGTCTTACCCAAAACATCCATTACTAATACGCTATCACCCTCGCTATAATAGTCTGGAGATTTGAATGTCCCACTGGCTGTGCCTGTATAGGTAGAAGCTGTCTTAAGCTTAAGTGCCGTGCTGCTTACCACTTGGAGCACCTCAAAGAACTCTGTTTGATTGTCTAACTTAACCCAATCTCCAGGCTTTAACTGGGAGTCAAACACTGTCCCAGAACCACTCACATCTCGGCTTGATGTTGTAAAAGTCAGAGTGCCAGTAAGTCTACGAGGGATGGCAACATTAGTCTCTGCTAACCAGTCAAGGCTTAGTGTTCCTAAAGAAGCATCGTACACATAGTCCCTATCGTAAACCAATGTCTTATCACCTAGCCTCACATTGCTAATGCTTAGCCTAACAACGTTATCACCGTTAAGTGGTGGGATAACCAGGTTTGTAGTTGTTGTGATGTTGTTACCAACTACTCGAGCTACAGTTACAACCTCACCGTTTACATCTATAGAATCACCTGGCTCGATATCTGTAGCATCTGCAACATCAAAATTCTTAGCCGTACTAGATGCCGTAACAGTCGTTGATGGCTCACGAAGCGCGTGATTAGCTATGATAAAATCACGGTTTAAGTATCTCTTAGGTCTCTCTCCTTTAACGTAATAGTTAACTCCAGACAAGCTAACAGATGCTTCCTCTGACAGAGTTATTTGTGTATCTGAGTCTACTGATTCAATCGAGTAGAACTCGCCACCATCTAGCCTAATCTCATCGCCAGCATTGAAGTGAGTAAGGAACTGTGTACTTGTTCCTGTAACTGTAGCACTGCCTTGGGTTTGGCTTGCCGTACCAGATCCAAGTAGTCTTCCGTCTTCTAGCTCTTGATCGATATTGGTAGGTCTAAAGCCTGCAACATAACCATAGATTGTGCGTTGTTTGTATAGTTTATAAGAATCCGAAACCTGCTCTCCTGAGTAATCCTCAATGTTAGGAAGCACAGGTGATGCTCTTAGTTCGTTCAGCACATCGTTAAGTGTGAAGCTTACTTCAGTGTTCGAATAAGTCTTAGCAGTGATTCTTCCGCGGTATAATAGCTTGGCTTGGTTTGCTGGGAGTCCACGAGAGTATGAGTAGATAAACACTCTCTGATTCTCAAATGTAAGCTTTTCATACCTTGGCTGCCAGTACGCAAAGTCATTGTGAAACTTAATGCTTCCCTTGCCTTCGATCGCTATGCCTAGCTGGTCTTTAGTATCAAGCTCTACCCCGAACTCTGAAGTGTCCTTGATCATAGGTAGCCACTCAACATCAGTTCCAGTAGACAGATCGTATGGCAGAGATAGCGGCGCGTTTGAGAAGAACAGTCTTTGAGTTACGGCTATGAACTTACCGTTAGGATTAGCACTGTCAGATGTTTGCAGGTATAGGTAGCCGTTTGCAAAATCGTTATAATATTTCCCCGCAGTTATTGCTCCGACACTAGCAGCAAGTGTAAGTTCCGTTCCGTTTTGTTCTACAGAAGAAACAATCTCATAACTTCCTGCTACTTTGTACACACTCCCAGAATGAACAGACCAGCCAACGATACGTTTAGATGCCTCTACTATTGCGAGAATGTTTTTCTCGCTGACTGGTGAGTTCTGAAATTCTGAGAATGTAGTGAATGCCACTATCCGATCCTAGAAATAGAGAAAATAACATTGTCGCTTGTTCCGTCACTTGATCCGCTTGTGTGCGCCCTGACAACATCACTAGCTGAAAGATAACCAACCCAAGAGACACTAGATGGATTATTGACAGGCGATATAGTTGCAACAGCTCTCTTTCCGTTAGCATAAGTAACAGTCTCAATTGTAGTTGTAAGACTTGATGCATTTACAGATATACCATGTATATGACCACCGCTTGATACCTCACAAAATGTTACAGCATATCTCCCTGCGGTGTTAATCGTAAAGCTTCCGCCATTTGTTGAACTGTCGGCGTATGTTATGTCGGAACCTACGTTTAATCTAATATTTGAAAATCTTCTTATTTTAGTCGCTGTAGATCCGTGTCCATTACCAGAGTCAACCACAACTTCGCTCTGAGCAACCGTAGAGCCAGACCCTATTGCTGTCTCTGTTCCACCAGATGTTTTAACATAAAGAGAATTATCAGACTTTGCATAGACCCTAAGATATCCTGAAGATGGATTACTAGGTGTTGCTATATGGGTAAAGTCCTCATAGCTTGTTTGTGTTGGTGCAGTAAGAGTCTTATTGGTTAGGGTTTGTGTTGTATCTGTTCCAACTAACGTTGTTGATGCGTTTGGAACAGTTAGCGTTCTAGTTGTTGCCGTAGTTATCCCAGAAAGTTCAAGTTGAACCTTTTTCGTGTTGTCTGCGTTGTCTACAAAATATGTTGTAGAATCACTTAATGATTTATTTGTAAGAGTGTCGGTGGTGGCTCTACCGACTAAGGTATCAGTGCTGGTTGGCAGTGTAATTGTTCCAGTGTTAGAGATTGTTGATATAACTGGTGATGTAAGTGTCTTATTAGTTAGGGTTTGTGTGGTATCAACACCTACAAACGTAAAATCAGCATCAGGAATTGTCATTGTCCTAGTTGTGCCTGTGGTAATTCCAGAAGCCTCAAACTTTGCCACTTTGGTGTTATCTGCATTGTCTACGATAGTAGATGTAGAATCAGATAACTTCTTGTTAATAACTAGCTGAACATCGTCTTCTGTTACAAAGCTAGTCCATGCTCCGTCTGTGTATACTCGAACTTGATCAAGAGTTGTGTTGTAGTACGCGTCACCATCTTGTGCTGTTCCCTCTGTGCTAACAAATGCTGCATCGGATGCATAGCTTGTGTATCCTGACGAGGTAAGGCCAGCCACTGTTGGAGCTGTTGCACTTGTGAAACCATCTGAAAAATCGATTATTCGTGACATCTAAATTCTCCCCTTATCAACTCTTTTTAACTCCCAAAGCTCAAGCAAAAACGGTGTGTTTAATGAACCGGCAGGAGTGTAATCAACCCCAACTTTCCTTAGATCAAAGTCCTGACACCATCCAATAAATGCATTAGCTCCGTAAGTGTAACCACTAGAAACAAGCCTAATGTAGTAGCTGGTATTCTTAAGCAACATCGCGTTTACGTCAAACCTAACTTCACCGTGAAAGTAATTTTGTGCGCTTATGTCTGTAATAGTTACAGCATCACTTGTCGCGATAAGCACATCCGATGCATCACGAATCTGAATTGATACAGTCCCAGCTGGTGCTAAGTGCTTATATAAATGCGGGCGAACGTGTTTTACGTTTATGTCTCTAGCGCCAACTGTGATTTTCTGGCTAAGGTATGATGAACTAAGACCAAGTTCTTGAAGCACTAACTGCATTTAGAAGCACTCCTTTATCTTTATAGACTGGTCAAAGTAAGTCACCACTCGGTGCTTTGCGTTGAAGTCCCCTGATAATGTTCCGTAGATGATGAACCTATCTTTGTCGTATAGAGCTTCATCAGTGTCTAAGCTAATAGCTATAGGAAGAGTGCTGCCCACTCTGTCGTAGATGTCTTGTAACGTTTCCCAGTCCGCATAGGTAAGTAACGACATATTTAGATCAAGAGATTTTACGTTAGGCTTAACATCAGCATACACTTGGTTGTACTCTGTGCGAGTTACGGTACTTAGATCGTCATTACCATAACCAAAACCAATATCTGGGCATTGTGACAACTGTGTTGCCTTCGTTAAAAAGATCTTGCCTACTTCGATATAATCTAGGTCGTTAGTAGGATCTGTGATTTTAACTCTCCAGTATCTATACTCTTGCGCTGTACTCCAGAAGTAACTAGCCACTTCGAAGTCATCATCCATAGTCGCCGTCACGCTAACAGCAGGTGATGTCCAGTTATTAGTAGCATTAGCCTGGACTGTAATAACAGCATCAGAAGTTAGCTTGCATCCATCTAGTGGGTGGAACCACATAATGAATGAATCAATCTCTTCACTCGTCTTAATATCAAGAACAACAGTTTGGTCGGTGTTAGATGTTGTACGCCATACCTTACATCTTAAAGTGCTGGTTAGATTGCTCACAGGGAAGTTAGCATCAGCAGTGGATGCGGTAAGATCTACATTGTCTTGCCATATGTAATTATAGTCTAGGATTCTAAAGCTACTCATACAGGCTGTAAGCTCCTACCTTCTGAAATAGAACTTCTGATTTCGTTCATTATCTCACGGCCACCGATATTAACAACTGTCTGATGCTCTAATCTATCTAGTCGGTTGGCGATTTGAACCAAGATCTCTTTACTACCCATGCTTTCAGATAAGAACGCTTTTAGGTCTTCATTGCTTGATGCAGGGACCACTCGCTCTCCGGATGTTAACATTGCTGGAAATGAATCTCCACCAAACCCAGCAGGTATTTCTGTAATTCCGCGAGCAAACTTGGGAGGTTGTGTGGCAGCAATTCGAGCAATGTTAGCCGCAGTGGCAACAGCAACGAGAGCAGCGAGAGGTGCACCGAAAGGACCACCAATCGCCCATGCTTTTGCGATAGCTTCGTATCCGTAAATCGTAGCGTTAGCGAGAGCAGCTGCCTTACCGATAGCAAACAGTGTTCCGTTTTGCTCTCTCATCAAGCCAGAGATTGTATCTAGTGACGACTTGGTGTTATCAAGTTTTTGCTTAGCTGTAAGCTCTTCTTCTTTTCTTGTCTGAATGTTGAACTTTCTAACAGTGTCAGCCTTACGCTTCTCAATATTTTCAATAGCTTTAAGCTGGTTTTCTCTCGCTACTCCATCTCGTGCTATCTGGTCTTCAATTAGTTTTTGCTCAACATCTAATGCGTCCATCTCAGCCTGTAATTTGTTGGCTAAGAACTCCATTGTGGACTCTAGTCGCATGTCTAGTGTTGCAAAATAGTTTTCGTTATTGGCTAGCTCTCTTTCAGCTCTAGCAGAATCAGCAGCATCGGCAGCAGCTTGGATTTGTTGAGCTACACCAATATATTTATTTACAACTGCGTCTGATTCTTCTTTAAGTTTACCTAGAGTTTGAAGCAAACCTTCGTAAGCGTCTTTTGCATCGTTTGCTGGTTTTGCTAGTTTGCTTCCGTTTTTTAGTGATGTACCAAGCTCAGCCGCTTTTCCTGAAGCTTGTACCATAGCTCCCCTGATGTCTCCCAATACCCCAACAACACCAGTTAAAGGGCCTTCCTTAGCTTCTTTTATGTTTTTACCAGCGGTTTTAAAAGTGTCTACAAAATTTGTTTTTACTGTCTCTAAACCAGTTTGAAGAGATGTAAATGCACCTTTAAAATCTCCTGAAGCTGCTTTGAATAGTGCTTCAAATACAGTTTGAGTAACTGTTCCAAAAGCAAAAAACGCAGTAGAAACAACCCTTACCGCTTCTACAACAACTTGAAGCTGTGTTTTTGCGAATATTGCAAATGTATTTAAAGCAATAGTTATTCCAGCTATAACGTCAATAGCCGTAATTAATCCAGATGTAAAACCTTTACCAAGTGATCCTGAGGATTCTTTTATAGCATCTGATAAATTGAAAAATAATGTGCTTACCTCTTTAATGGCAGCAACAAGAGATCCGTTCTTAATTATAATAAAACCAATCTCTTTTTGAATGTTCTCAAACGCAGTGCTTAGAATAGTAACAGCACCTGCGAATGTGTTGATCTTACCTGCCGCAGCTCCACCAAATCTCTTCTCAAGCTCAGTTAATATCGTTGTAGAATTTAGAGCGTCTTTGTTGAATCCCTTGAAAGATACGCCAACTCTAGCTAGTGCTTCTTCATTACCGATTAATGATTTAGCAACAAGTGTAGCCGCTGTGTCTAGATCTTTACCTAGAGCAGCAGATAGATCTATAGCTGCTTTTGTAGCCTGTTTTAAGCCTTTTTCATCAAGCCCAGTCAGTGACTCAATCAATGATCCAGCAGATAGAACAGCTTTGTCATTAACTCCTGTGGTCTTCTCGATAGCATCTGCGAATGACTTAAAGTCTTCAGCAGCTTTCTGGCTATAGTTACCAGTTCTAGCCATAGCGTTAGCTAGATCATTGAATGCTGCTTCACTCTCAGATGCTGCCTTAACGCCTTCTTTTACAAATACATCAAATGTTTTCTTAGCTGTTTCTGCTAAAAACTCAAGAGACTTAACGGCAAGATCAGCGGCTAAGTTACCAGTGAATGATGCAAACGCCTGAGACGCTACACTAAACCTGTCTTTAAAAGTGCTTGATAAGCTGTTGGTAGAGCTTTCTATTTGCTTTAGGCTACTGTTGGTTTCCTTGGCGCTAGCTTCAGCGGCTTGGGCCATTCTCTCAAGAGAGTCTGTGACTTTATTTATCGCCTGGGATGCTTTGTCTTCTGCGCTTAATATAAAGCTTGTTTGGTCATCAGCCACGGATAGTTCTCCTTGGTTGTGGTCCCTTCATTTTAGAAGCCTGCTCCTTGTGCATAGCTATTATCTGCTCTTGCTTGTGGTTATGAATAATCTTAAAGATATCCATAACTTTAGCTGGCTGATCCATATAGCTTCCTTCAAACGGTAGAATGCCCTTATCTAGTTTATCATGCGCATCCATTAAGGAGATCACAGAGTAATCAAAGAAATTTCCTATACATGACTTGAAGTGAAGATCACCAATCTTGTGAACTACCATTGGCCGTGGCGCAAAACACCCTTTAGATTCTCTGTATTTATGCGCCTGTTCCATAGCGTAACCCGGTCCCTTGTATTTAAGTTTGCACTCGCTACAGATAAACTTCCTGTTATCAATCGCGTGTAGCGTCGACACAAGATGGACGTATTCGTTAAAGCTCAATGTAGATATCCTGTTTATCTCGTTACTTAGATAAGCAACAAGGAACGGGATGCTAACTACTTTTTTTCAGACTGTTCTTCCTTTTTAGGTAAAACAATCTCTACACCATCTAGCTTAACGTCTAGCTGTCCATTACCAATAGCAATGCAAGCTTGAACAAGTTTGTCGTTTCCTGGGATATTAGAAATGTCACTGACACAGTCATCAGTGAGAACCCCAGACGCATCAAACTCTAGTTTATATTCTGATCCGTCTAAATTAACCGCGCCCTTAAGTCCTTTGACTCCAAACTTAATAGTAGATAGAGCGATACCGATGGAGTCTGGCTTCTCTTCACCTTTGTCCATCTTAACCATTCCAGATAGTTTAAGCTTTTGTTCCACGTTAAGTGGGGAGATGAGAAATTCAAGCTCCCCGATCTTAACTGGTATTTTATCTTTCGTGCGCGGTATTACGATCATACAAACCCTACGTAAATATCATTGCTAGAGCCAGCGCTTCCTGCAGTGGCTTGAAACGTGATATCATCGACCAAGATTCCTTCTTGATCCCCAACTTTAAGCTCTGTGGTGATACATTGCGGGAGGTAAATACCAATCGCAGAACCCATATCAATCTCACCAGTGGTAGAGCTAGGGTTGTATGCAAACACCATTAAACTGTATTCAGTATTCTGATCGAACTTCGTCCATTGTGCAACAGAAGTGTCATCCTTGTAAGGATTGATGTTGCCAGTGATGTTACGAGCAGTAACGCGTGAGCTTACTTTACCAGATGCAGAACATGTGCTGGTGATGAATCCAAGTTCGTTTTGAAGCTGCATAGAGAACGCGTTGATATCGATGCTTGTTCCGTTTTGATATACGCACGCGCGTAGGATCAATGGAGGAGTCGCAGAGTCGTAAGAAGGTGTATGCGGAGCTGCACCGTCAGCTTGGTTAAAATCCAATCCTTCAAGGGCGAAATTGAAAGAAGCAAGTTGACCAGTCTGAAAGTTTTCAACACTCATTTGTGTCACTTTGCAGCCAGCCGCATACTCTCTGATCGTATTTCCCCAATAGACAGAGGTTGAAATAGACTGATGTCCGCTGTTTGCAGGATAGTATGTGCAAGATTTAGATATTGCTGTTGTAGCAGTAGGGGGCGTGCTACGAGCTGGAGCAACTGTAATTTGGTCAGTGCCAGTGTTTACAGCAGTGATGAAGTGACAGCTATGATCTCCCGGCTCTTTACAGATAATGAAATCACCAACAGCAAAGCTTGCTGCATGGCCTGTGCTTAGATCAAACACGCTAGTGGTAGAACCAACACCTGTAACAGTTCTGTTAACAGTAACTTTACGTCGGTTTCCTAAAGCACCTTTAAGAAGTGGATCAAAGTCTGGATCGCCACCTTCAACACCTGCAGCTCTGAACTCGACAGGAAGCTGAACAGTAACGCTCTCCAAACCAGTGCGAGGAGTTGGGTTAGAGATAGAGCTTGTAAGGATGTTGCGCTCTACAAGTTCTTTTGAAGGGCTTACTTCGAAGCCGTCTTCTAGTGGAGCAACGTAGCTAGTGTTAGCCGAAGGAGCAGCGTAGGTTCCTTCTGTTGATTCGACCTCGATCCCGATGATAGTTGTATTCTTGGTAATCCCTGTAGCCATCCTTGGCCTCCTATATGTTTTAAGCTATCGCCTTGCGATACCTTACGTTAATCCCAAAACTAATGAGAACAGCCGTATTCTCAAACAAAACTTGAGGCTCGTCTATTGACGGCTCATTCACCACCAAAACTATGGATGGAAGCCCTAGTTTGGTTAAGTGCATATTCACAAGTATATCGTCAATCTTACTATAGAGCGAATTAATCTCATCCTGAATATTAGCATCATCAAGCCTATCAATAAACGTAGTCATTACCTGGATTCTAAAGGAATGATCCAAGGTGTAATGATTAGTAATCCCAATGCTACTAGAAGCAGCCCCATGAAGCACTGAATAGCTACTCTTAGAGTTTCTTAGATCGTTCTCACTAGGGTTATAGATGCGGCGCATTTTCTGATAGTTAGCGCCTAGCACAGTGGCAACAGAAGTCTCTATCGCACCATGGATTTGATCGACTATATTGCTCAACGTCTATAAACGAACGTCGTGCTTGTTAGGCTTCGTTCGTCCTCCGTGACGATTCCATCTTTGTCTTGGTCTATTCCTAAGACCAGGCTAGAAAGCTCGTTGTTAAACTTCTCAAGCGCAGCATCTGCCATAGCTTTAACAGCATCGTTTCCAGCAATGGGGCTTAAGATAAGCCAAGCCGCTGCATGTGTTGCTGCCACTGCCACATCGTTGATATCGATGATCTGGCCTTCGTTTTGGATAAGCTTTCTTTGCTTAAGTCTAAGAACAACTAAGTCTTTAGCCGCTTGGTACTGCTCTAAGAAGTCAGTCCTTGAGCTTGGAAGATATCTAGTATCAGAGATAATCTCAGGATAGTAAGCTCTCAAGATACCATCATCACAAAACAGATTAAGAACAGCTTGAAGTGTAGTTCCAGCAGATAGTGATCCACTTACTGTAAGCTTAATCCAGAATAACTCGATGTCTGAATCCATTGGGCTAATGTTTTTAGCAACCCACTCGTCTTGATTTTGCCACGACATGAATCCTGAGTTTTTAAACCCATTGGTCTGATCTACAAGATCGTCAACAGCTACCCAAGAAGTTCCATCCCACTGGCTGATAGATACTGTAACAGTGTTAGTATTAGCCGTACCCATGTGGAAGTATCTAGCAGCAAACTTATACTGATACCCAATGTAGAACGTATTTACAGCACCGATAACAAACGCAAGAGCGTCTGATGTAATCGAGTTTGTACTCTTGGTTGTTTCGGTACTATCGAGGATAGTCCTTGTGATATTTCTATTCAGCATCTATCCATCCTTGGATTGAAGCTAAAGACTTATTATGCCTTAGCTTCGGATTGTTCTGGTTTCTCTTCAGATTTTACCACTTGCAATGCGGTTTGTATAAGTTTGTGATCTTCAAGGTTTCCTACAAACTTAGCGCATACGTTTTCCAATACTTTAAGTGCTTCTTCTTTTGTCATACTAGACTCCCATCCTTAAGTGCTTGAATGTCTGTTGTGAGCTTAAGAATATCCGTATTGAGTTGTTGCTTCAAGTCTTTCTTTGCCTGGATCTGATTCTGGAGGTTGGTTATGTCTGTATCTACCTGTACCTTCTGAGCAACCAATGCTGCCTTATCTGCTTGTAAACGGTTAATAACATCTACCTTAGCCATATTACCTCCTCTAGATCAAACCATCGTTATCGTCTGGATGTGGCACGTCTGTTATCGTATATGTACCATCACCGTTAGATATAACTTTAGTAATGCACCACTTGATGCCGTGCGGCCATTCCCCTACCACTTCAGAATAACCAGTGGGTACAGGATTTAGTTGCGCATCATGAACTCCTGCAACAACGCTATCTTCATTCCTAATATAAATATAAGGCATTACGACTTCTCCAATATAAACGTGATCACAGCATCGGCTCCCGTGGGTGTGAATGACGAAGTAACAGTCTGCCCCGCAAGCCTATCACCAGCAGCGTAGCTTACAGGCGTTGTTAATACTTTATAGTTATACTGAGTATTAGTCCCGTCAATAACTACCGTTTCTGTCCCTGCTGAGCCGTTTTTAACAGACTTAACAGTACAAGTTCCAGCAGTTCTAGCAGATACCATTGCAACGCCTATTGCAACAAGAGTGCTTGCGTATGGGATAACAATTTCACATCCACCTGTTGCGCTATCGACATCACCGGAGCTTGTAACAGATCCACCCACACCGTTAACAGTAACTGTGAAAGAGTACACGTTACTTGAGCTTGAAGATGTTACATACGACATGGTCCCAGAACTATCTACTTTAACAAATGAAGTAGACGCTGGAAGTGTCCCTGGAAGAGTAAGCGTGTGAGACGTAACTGATCCTGGGGGGGATATCGTTATTGTGTTTGTGCTTTGTTGGAATACTAACGACTTAGCCGAAGCTAACTTAATACTGCTATTAGCGACAATAAATCCCTTTGTTGGATCAGATGTAGAATCAATGGTTAGATTGTCCGAAGCTGCTGTTCCACCATATAGTTTGTACGAAGGATTAACATAGGTATCTGTGTTGCAATACACACCTAAGTAATCAACGTTTAAGTATGACACAGATGAAGAGTTTTGTACTTTAAACAGACCTTGAACAGGAGTTCCGCTATCAGTAATCCAAACTCTACCACCGCTCTTAGTTTGAATTGCCCACTTATTAGTGCCAGCTGCAGGAGCCTCCACTAGAATACCTGTTGAGTTTGTGGCTCCAGTACCACCACCACTTTGTACGTACAACCCAACAGCGTCGGTAATTGTTGCGTTAGTACTTTCCACAGGTAGCCCAGTAATACCAACAGTAGCAACAGTGGTAGCTGTACTAGCTCCCACGAAAGACAATGTAGGATGTCTAAATAAGAATGATCGTTGTGTAGTCAAAGCACCTGTAGCCCATTGTTGAGAGCCGGGATCAAAATCAGCGGTGATCCTTTCTGTTGATGCTGTAAGTGCAGTGTTTGATGCTGTAGTTAGTTTAAAGTCAGGGACTACTGTGCCAGTTGTAGCAGCTGGCTTAATCTCTAAATACCCAGCAGGAGCAGAGTCAGTACCTATAATTACTTTACCTTCAAACCTGTTGTGCGGAGTAGCTCCTTGTTGTCTTATTCCGATTGATCCAGAAATAGACATAGACTGAAGTCTTATTTGCTCAGGAGCATTAGTGAACGTAAGACCAGATCCCAAGCCCCCGGAGGTTGTCCATCCTGATACGTTAACGCCTACTGCGTTAGTTATTGTTCCAGTCCTAGAAACAGAGTTCCCAGCAGCATCTACGTTGATAACATTGAAGTCAGTTATCGTTGTAGATGTAGACCCTGATGAATATGTCCACGTAAACTTAGCAGGCTCAAACGTAGTATAAACACGTGAAGCAACGTTGTTTGATCCGATACTAGGATTAGCTAGAACGCCTCTATACGTTGATGTAGTGGTAGTTGTTGAGCTGTTGTCGTTAGGAGCTACATGCAATCCCGTGTAGTCCGTTACAGCGCCCTGCCCAGTTGATAAAATCGCAGCATTAAGAGGCTGCACCAATAACCCAGTGTATGTGGTGATAGCTCCAGAATCAGTTGAATTTCTGGCCATAAGTATTCTTTGCCCGTAAAGTGTAGTTGCTTTGTTGAATGCTGAGCTAGCTGTTACAGCCTGAAGATCCGATACAATAGCTGTCGCTGTTGAGTTAGATGATGGGCTTAGTGTTAATACGTTTTGTTGTACAAATAATGACCCGCTAGTGTCTGTGAATGTTTGAACAATATCCAAAGGATAAGCAGGAGCTGCATCAGCACCTATTTTTAACTTACCTTGTAACCTGTTATGAGCATTGGTTCCTCTTTGATAAAACCCAATGTTATTACCAGAAGGTCCAGACTGATCGTCAATTCTAACTCCTTCAAAGTTAGTAATAGTTCCGCTAAAAGTAGGGGCTAAATAAAGACCACGATAAGTTGTAACCGTTGATCCAGATGCCCCAGAGAAATCAGATATAAAAGCATTAACAGCTGTTGCAGTAGTTCCAGATACAAGCGAACCGCGAGACCTAACCGGCTGCATCGTTGTAACAGTACCCGCAGTTCCAGAGGTTCTAGGATCACCTTGAATACCAAATAGGTTACCCAATGTTCTAGGGCCACTAGATAAATCAACAGTGGGTTGAGCACCAATACCAACAAATATTGCAGTATCACTACCAGATGCACCAACAGCACTGGTTAATTGAGGTCCTGCAAACACTGCGTATTTAGGAGATAGCCCCCAGTTTTGAGTAACTGTATAAGTCCATGTAGGCTGAAGTAAAACAGTTGTAACGTTAGGACTAGCAACATCGATTGATGAAATAGACGGGCTAGAGATTAAAGAGTTAAACGCAGCCGCACTACCCGTTGGGTAAGTTAAACTTTGTCCAATCGTTATGAAGTCAGCAGTTATTCGTGATGTTCTAGGCCATGAGCTGTCATTGGCTTTTAAAGTTAAGTCATTACCAGAGCTAGTGCCACCGCTTAGTATTGGGCTAGTAACCTGTGTACTAACAGATGCAGCACCGGTCACATCTAGCGCAACAGTTGGAGCAGTGGTAGAACCTATTCTTAAATTACCAACATGGTAGCTCTGACCACCCGCTGATTGAATAGCCCATGAAGTAGAACCAACTGAGCTAATATCATCAAGGCGCAAACCAATCGCTGTAGTTACTGTTCCACCTGAGTTTGCATAGCTAGCTTTAAACCCGTAAAGAGTTGTTACTACAGGCGCACTTCCTCCAGATGTAGAAATAGATAAATCTGCATTTACACCTGTTAGAGTTGTTACAGTGCCTGTTCCTATATGACTAAAAGAAAACGAACCTCCGGTAGCCTCAGTTGCTAAAGTTCCCCCTGCAGTGGAGCTTAATGCTATAGATGAGGACACCCCACGAGTTGTTGATACCTTGCCTAATGAACCTTGGATAATTGTGCTTAAAGTAGCACCATATATACTTCGTGTGGATGCATTTACGTTATCAAGAGTAACTGTTGATGTAGTCCCTACTAGGGTTTTATCAGTTGTAACTGTTTCAAATACACGTAACACACTACCAGTAACCACTGATGAGTTAGCACCTAATCCCATGTGCCCTGGAATTAGCCATCCACCATCTGACTGCACCGTACCAGCTAGGGTGTTATTAGTTTTGATTTGTAAGTTTTGATTATCAGTAGTTCCTAAGAAGTTAGTTCCAGGAGATGTACCAGAATTACCAGTTAATCCCCAACTAACAGAGCTTGGGGAGAAAGTTAACGACACCTCACCAGGGGCTGTTTGAGCTGCTGCTATCCCTGATCCAACTACGTTAATCTTTCTTGTAGCCGTATCAACATCTGATCCCTCATCTTGGATCACGAGATTCGGCTTAATCTTCATTATGCTCATTGGTCTGAGCCTTCCATAATTCTAACGTCTACTGTTCCAGAAGCTATCGCGTAGATGTTACAAGTAGCATTAGCATAAATCGGGAAGAATGCGCCAGTCTCTACAGGAGTTCCTGTGCTTGTGGTAACACTAGCATCACTGCCCACATATATGGTGCCATTAGTAGGCTGAAGAGTAAGGATGATTCGGTTAGATAGATTGCTACCTGTTTTGTTCATTAGCGTTGCTGAAGTAGTTACTGACTTAGCTGCGTATACAAGAGTCTTGATCTGCATACTGCCAGCAGAGCCAGCAATTGTTTGAACCTGCAATGGAGCTGTAAGTTTTGTATCAATTGAAGCTAGTGATGCGTTGGCCGTTGTTTGATTGGCTGAAGTAGCAGCACCGGTAGGAAGAGAAATAGTTCCTGATATGTTGTTGATATTCCATGTGCCTGATTGTGCTGCTTGAACTGCAAACGTTCCGGTATTTGTTACGTCAATCGTAGTATTAGAAAAAGCAACCGTTCCACTAACTGGCTGGGTAGTAGCACTCGAATCTGTTCTTAACGCACCCGCAGTTGTTAATGACAACGCATTGGTCTGGCCAGTTGTATACGACGGTGCCGCAGTTGTAACAGCCGCTAAAGCCAGTGGTCCCTTCTGCCCAGATGTCGAAGACCCTTGGCTCAATGACAATGTTGCTAGGGTTGTCTCTGTTGCTGCCCCTGTTGGGAGAGACACTGTTCCGCTTATATTGTTTATGTTCCATGTTCCACCTTGATTAGCAGTAACAGTACCACTAACAACCCACGGGCTAGTGTCTTGTGTTGCAGCCACATTAAGTGCACCAGATGGTGTGACCTTAACGTCTACAAATGAACCTCCACCAGCAGATGAGAGACCATGAATTACTGAGTTTGTAACTATACCCCAATCAGAACTAGTAACTTGAGTTGATAGTTGCTTTGTATTAACTGGCCTAAGCGTACTTGTTGATACGTACTCGGCCATCATTGCAGTTCCTGTTATTGTGGTATCAACATCTCCCTCAGTGTACTCAGTCCCACTTGTCGATCCAGAAACCACGTTAACAGGAAGTGGTGTCGCTGCTGATACTGTCTTAAGCGTATCTCCAGTGTCTTCCCACAGTATCGCTCTGCCTGTGATGCTTGTATCTACATCGCCTTCTGTATACTCAACACCTGATGCTGATACATCTTGAAGCACAACCCGGACAGCAGTATCGCCTCCAGTAGTTTCTACGAACTTATCGTGTTCCCTGTCGTGCTTGTTGCTCGACATTGCCATAGACTACATCCCCAATAATAATTGATTGCTGTTTGGGTAATACCAGAGCACGTGCTCTTTTGCTTCACTATCGAAATAAATACTAACTACCTTAAGGGCCGCTCCCTGTGCAGCCTGTATAGAAAGAAACTTCTTAGAGAGTCCTTCTCTAGTCTTGTCGCTTATAGATACAGGTACACAGAGAGATGCAGCCATTTAGATTATGCCACTCGCATAAACTTAACTACGAAACGAATCTTACCAGCCGTTGCAGTACCAGTGATCTTGAAATCAATGGTGTCAGCAGCTGTGTAAAGCTTGTCTTTAGGAACAGTGTTAACATCAAGGGCATCTGTTGCACCAGCATTCTGGTCGAACACAAACGCACCAGCGAAAGTGCTAGAAGCATCAGTAACATAAAGTGGATACAATCCAGTTGCAGCAGCAAAGCCGTCAACTAAGAATCCATCCACATCAGTTCCATCACCTACTTCTTCAGCAGAAGAGCCAGCAACAAGAGTAAGAACATAAGCTTGTACAGATTTAATCACACAATCAGCAGGAGCACTGAAGATTGGGATAACTCCAGTCAACGTGCGAGAGTCAGCAGCCAAGTTGGTTTGATCAGCATCCCACAAGAAGCTGTGCTCAATTTCTTTATATTTTTGGTATCCCATATGAAACCTTTCTTTGAAAAAAGGGGTAGCAAGATTTCTCTCACTACCCCAATTATATAAGCAGTACTACTATTACGCAGTGCCAAGAAGGACTGAGCGAACGCCAGGAGCCGTAGCTACTGCACCGTAAATGTGGTCCATAGACCAGCGTTGCGCTAGGTTCGGTACATCATAGAATTGTTGTACGCGTGGAGCAAGCTGACGTGCCCAGATCACAGCAGATTTATGATAAGCCATAGACTTAGCATCTTCTGCAAGTTGTGACATAAGAACGTTGAAGCCATATAATCTCCCGATCTGTCCCGTCAAAATGGGTTCTCGTGACCCGAAGTCCGCGGCCGATGTAAAAGACGAGATAGCAAGCAAAGCAGCTTCTTGAGCAGGAGAGATCACCAAGTAGCGATCTTCCATTGGAACTTTTGCTTCGTTCAAAAGCTGACGTGCAAGAAGGATATCTGCAGCAGCGATGTTTGAACCAGCATAAGCGCGCTTATGGTCAGGAGAAGAAGTAGAAATACCGCTCTCCAATGTATCTAGTAAATAGCTGTCCATCTCAACTGCAAGATCGACCGCTGCTTGTTGACTATATGCTTGAAGCATATTGACCTTAGATTGCAATTCAGCAATATCTTCGATCAAAAATTGGATAACTTTATGACGGTTAAGTGACAAAGTATCAGCAGTGAATGCGTTGATTTGTGCGTCAACAGGAGTATTCTCAGACTTCGTAGAAACTGAGAAATTGCTGAACTTAGGATACTTAAGAGTGTCCATACCAGGAGATACGAATTGACTCATATCTTTAAGAGTTGGACCTACAACCATGTTTGCGTTTAGTACGTCTTTAACTTCACCAGCAACAAGCGTCTCGATCGTAGCCGTTCCGCCTGCTTCGGTTAAGCCAGTAATTGCGTCTGCCATTTTAAATTCTCCTTAAGGGTTATTTTTTTGCAGCCATCGCAGCCTTCCACATATCAAGCTTTTGATGCTGTGGTAGCTTAGCGATATCAGCTGCTGTTAATTTCTTTTCTTTATCCACACCGTTCGGTGTTGATGGGTTAATCACCGCAGTTGCTTGTTTTTGAAACAACATTGGGTACTTCTGTTTAACCTCACCCAAGGCAACATCTGCTCCGTACACAGTTGCAGTATCTTCATCAAACTGTAACAACTCGCCATTAACTAGCTTAAGTACAGCATCAGGAGCTACACAACCTAACTTTGCAGCTTCAGCAGCTAGTGTGGAGCTAACCTTTTCTCGAACAACTGATTTTTTCATTTGCTCAAGCTTGGTTTGTGCTTCTTCGTACAATCTCTTGTACTCACCTTGCTGTGTTAGTTGCGCCTTTTTAATTGACTCTAGTTCCTTCTCAGCCTTAAAAGCTCTTTCTTTGAACTTCTTAGACTCCTGAAGCAGCCGTTCGGCACTAGCCTCTTGAGTTACCTGAGTTGGTTCTTGAGTTGTTACCTCTGAATTCTCAGTAGGCAGAGCAGCGACGTTCGTCGTGTCGTTTGATTCCATTATAGCACCCCTTCCTTGGTGTGTTGGTTTTTTCTAATTGTGTCTTATTCTAACTATTTAAGCAACTCTTTCAATCTTCCTTTGAGTATCCTAACAAGCGTTGCGTTAATCTTAGCATCAAGTTTTTCTCCAGCTTTCTGATCCAACATAATTGGACGCTTAGGCTGACCGTTAGCTCCCTGCCTATGACCAAGCTCTTTATTAACTGACTCTTCTGAATCAAAGTAGATCTTAACTGAATTAATACCTTTAGGATTGCTCACCATCTTGCTTCTTAGTGAGTTCAAAAAGTCTCCTGATAACTTAAGGTTAACTGGAGTCCCTGGCTTCCTATCTCCTGGATACTTCTTCTTGTTCTTATAGGGGGGGAACTTTCCAGTCCCTTTGATCGGTGACTTACCAACAGTTATCAGCCTCTTCATCTCATAGATACAAGCAGCTCCTAATTTTTCAGCAGTTGCTCCGTCTATGAAGTTCTTAGTGATAGCCTCTAACTTCCTGATTAATCTTTCAAAGCGTTGAGTGTCGAACTTAATCTTGAAATCAGCCATTGCCGTCATCCATAAAGTCTTCTGCTATGTTCAACAGCTCGTCCCTTATGTCAGGCCTGAATTGCTCTTTCTTGTCTGGGTTTGGAATGAATTGTCTCTTTTTAAGCTTAGACTTACCTGAGAAGTTATTGTGCCCATCTGCCTTACCTTGCTCTGACTCAGGAACAGTAACTAATATTTTATCACCCTTGCGCTTAACTATAAGTGATCCAAGCATGTCACCGCTTAGCTCAAGGATTGCCGACCTTCTCCCACCATGTTCTTTTTTTGCGTATTCTTCGTTTAACTCAGGGAACTCTCTACCGCTTACTGGCGATCTGCTCTCGCCAACATCTGTGAGTATTGCTGACAACAAGTAATCAGCGGCTTCGTCTAAGGCTTTCTTCTTAGCTTCGCCTTTAAGCTCTAAACCTTCGAAGGGATCAAATAAGTATTCGACCTTAGTCTTCGGCACTAACTTGATCCCCCTCAGGATACATTACTTGCCCTTTTTTGCTGGCTTCTTCTTGGCTACTGGTTTTTTCGCTTTCATTTTGCATTACTCCTTCCATTGTGGATTTCGCATCAGGAGTTAGCATTGCTTGTGCTGAAGACAAACGCTGCTGATTCTCTAAAGCGATGTCCTTCAGTTTCTGTTCAATCTGATCATCCGTCAAGTCTGGATTTAACTTTCTCAAAGCATCTGCTCTTGTGATTAATCCAAGCGCGCTTAGATCTTTGATCGCTGTGATTCTATCTTGCTCTGATTCAATAGGCTTCATGTCTGCGTAGTAGATCGCAACATCGAAGTCTTCAGAAAACTTCCCATATGATTTGGCTTCTTCATTCAGTACACCAATATCAAACATGTAGTTGTGCCAAGCTGCGATCACTTCCCAGAACTCATGCTCAGCATTCTTTAGAACTGGCTTGTCAGACTCTAGCGCCTCAAGAGTATCAGCCATCTCAATCAATGCCTGGAAGCCTGATGAGAAGTTCTTTGTGTTATTGATCCCACTAACAGACCCAGGAGCCATATCGTTAGTAGTAAGAAGCAACCCTAGTAGCTCCATAAGTAGTTCTTTGTACTCATTGAGTGGAGAGTTACCAGTCACGTAGCTAATACTAGGTGACTCTTGGCCGGGGCTTTGTTTAAGCCATACAGCTCTATTCACCCCAATATTCATAGACTTAGGCTCATCTGGAGACACAACAGTTAGGATTGAGAACCCTTGGTGCTTAGCGATTGTCAGCAAATCAGTCCAGCCAGATTGAATAGCTAGAGTCAGATCAACCATGTCCTCACCTTGAGTAGCCCAAGGCTGAGCGTCTCTGTCCTTGTTGATAGAAACAACAGGGCATTTCATAATTGGGTTAATGAACTGATCTTCACCTAATTCTGGGTAAAAGATAATCCTGTTTCCAGAATCATCGGTTGTGAAGTGCTGCTGATCTGTCCAAAAGATATATTGTCTACCTTCATCAGTAACACGCTCTTCACTAGCTATCATATCAGTGCCACTAGCAGAGCCGCGTTCCCTATTGAACCCTGTAAACCCAGTAGCAGATAATAGATCGTCCTGATTAAACAGCCTATCTTCCTCAGTAAACTTGTTGAACACGTAGCCCTCTAGCTCAGTTGGATCAAACTTATTGGGCATCACGCTGTAAAGATAAGGAGGCACAACACAGGCTTTGATCTCATCACCGCTTGGTACAGCGTACAGCACAGTGTTTGAGAATAGGTTATAGTACCTATTAGCCTTCTGCATAAGCTCATTCATGCCAAGCTCATACACGTAGTAATCAACTAGGGCCTGATCACTTGGGGATTTGTTCTCAACCACACGAACAGGAGATCTTGAGTAAACAGAGCTTTTTTTATTGATGATCTTCTTTAGAATATTGATAGGCGCTAGTCGCATCTCTTTGATCGCGTCAGATCCGAACTCTCGCTTGATATGCTCGATTAGAAACTTCTTACCACCGTCAGCATAGATGTCATGCCTGCGCTTAGCCTTGGCACGTCTCGTCTCCTCTGCTGATTCTTTGATCTCTTGAATGATATTCTTTACATCGCTATCGCTTAAAATTTCCATCGGTTCAGTTCCTTGAACGGTTGTTTGTCTATGTTGTAATCGAGATGATTAACAAAAAAGTACCTAATGCTGTCCACCGCGTCATCATTCTCTTTTAACGGATTCTCATTTACAATAATACCGTCTTTCTGAGGGTAAGAGTAGTTCTTAATATTGTCTAGGCTTTTGGGGCATTTAACTTCGTCGATGAAGAACTTTCGCTGACCAATTCCATTTTTAATGTAGCTGCGGACGATGGGTATACCGTATGTGATAGCTGTAGACCTGTACTTGAAATGAATATTTCTTGGGGATTGCTTGAAGTATGCAACGTTAGATATCCCAGTCTGTTCCCGTTCTTGATTACCTGCAATGTCGCAGTACCAGTGATTAATATGGTATCCCTTTGCTTTGATTCTATCCCATAGATTATCGAGCGTAAGCTTCGAAGAAACGATCTCATCAAACAAGTAAACACAGTCAGTCCTCCTGTCGTACTG